ACTACCCTTGCCATATCCAGGTGGATCATGTGTGTGAAGTTGTACTGGCGTAAGGCAGCAGCGGGGTGGATGATAGGGATAACCTTCTTCCCTCTGATTGCCTCAACAGGGTTTGTTTCATATACAGACAGGATGCTTCCTCTCTGTTTTGTTATGCCCATCTTCCTAGTTAAAGCATAGAGGGATACAGCACCTATTGCTACGAAGACACTGCAGTTTGTAAGGGTTGCCAGCTCATCATACAATGCTCTCTCAAAGAGATTATAGTCAGCAGTTGGGATAGCCTTCCCTCTATCAAAGTGAATGAAGTGGGATATATCATCGTTAGGTGGCCTAGCCTTCACTACACTTGTAACATAGGCATCCTCACGAGTTAGGCCGAAGCGTCCTGCTATGTTCCACAACAGCTTGCCACTAGGGTCGGTGAAGCCCAGACCTGTGACTGTCTCTGTTGTTCCAGGTGCTTCTCCTATGAAGGCTAGCTTCGCGTCGAGTTTGCCATCAGGATTTACTATCTGGTTTAGAACCATCTTTTGCTCCCTTCATCAACTTGTCAATCTGATCTTGCTGTTCCCTCTCTGCACACTTTACACAAGGCATTGCTACGACAGTACGTTCAGAGCGTTTGGACATAAGCTGCTTGTCGATCTCCTCTTTGACAATAGCCTTTGCTATCTCAGCGTAGTGGATGATCTTGTCCATATCCTCTAAGACTTTCTCTCTTGCAAAGGGCACCTTGTTCCGGAAGGCATACTTGATAATGTCTGTTATACACTTTCCCCAGAGAAGGTCGCCAGATCTGAATAAGTCAATAGGCTCTATCTTCCCACTCTTATAATGCTTAGAGCCTTTCCTCTTCACCTTATCCCATGCACTATCTCTCCTCTTCGCTTTATAAGTCCTTGGTGTTACTGCTGACATATCCTGCCTCCTGATCTCTGTGTCTCTTCTCTTCAAAGTCATGAGAGAGGATGATAAGGTTGAGGGATGTGAGGACTTCCTCTATCTGTTTCTCCACCTCAAACTTCTGCCTGTCTGTCATGCCTTCTTCGTAAGAGCATAGGTTGGAGAGGACCTGCCTTAGCTCCTCCCTTGCCATTACAACTTTATCCTTCATCTCCGTTTTCGTCATCTTCCTTAACCCCCTCTCGATATGAGTGGTAGGAGCCAGGGGCTGAACCTGTCACCTTTATGATATATGAGTCCTTATATTCTTGTGTAAGATCACAACCGAAAGCCTGCATACCGAGGTTAGCAGCAGAGAGGATGGTGTTGCCACTCCCAAGGAAGGGAACAAACACTCTGGCTGATTGCCAGCCGAATGTTGCTAACACTTCCTGTATCAACTCTATCGGCCTCTCAGTAGGATGGATCTTTCTGCTACTATTCACACCCTTGAACCTGAAGATGTTCCCTCTACCCTGCTTGCTGATGAGAGGGTTCCCTTTCCTTGCATAAAAGAAAGGTTCATAGGTACTGGCAAGCTGTGTAGAAGGAGAGCGAGTTTGACCTGTTGCCTTCTCCCAGAGAGCAACGAGTCGAGTTGTCTTCAATCCTGTTGCTGAAATCATGTGATAGATTTCATCTACCCATGGTTCCATAGCGAACCAACAGATTAGCCAGCTGTTCTCTGACATAACCCTGTTGCACTCTGACAAGACCTTTGTCATGAACTCCTCATACTTCTCCTTCGCCACTTCGTTGTAGTTGCCCTGTGGGTAGAAGCCATTATCCAATGCTGTCTTTGCATCATGAAGATCTATCCCGTAGGGAGGGTCAAGTTCGATGATGTCTACGCTTTTGTCAGGTATCTGCTTCACGACGTCGAAGAAGTCACCTACTATGTATCGGTTGATCAGCTCCCTGTGTACCCTCTCCACTCCTGTGGTGGCAGTGTTCTCCTGCATCCTCTTTGCCAACTCTGCCCTTATGATACCCTCCTCAGCACTACGAAGAATTTTCTGTGCCTCATTCCTGTTCTTCGCCTTCTTCAAGTCAGGCAGGATTTCCATAGCCTCTGCCAACTTTATATCCTCTGATACCATTGACTCTGCACCACCCAACAGTTTCGCAGTCATGGCTTTGCTCCATCCTGGTGCATCTGGAGAGGTGCTTATCTTGGTGCCGTATATCTTCACCTGCAGCTCATGGATTTCTTTCTTCAAGAGAACCATCTCATGCCACGCAAGGTCTTTGCGTATGATGTTCTCCATCAGTTCAATAGAGCGCATGGTGTATTCATCTATGTCCTGTGGATAGACCCTAACAGGTATGTCAGCGATCTCTGCCAATCCTGCTGCCCTGTACCTTCTGCCTCCAGCAGCAAGGGTGTATGTTCCATCACCGTTGTCACGAACAGCAAGAGGTTGGATGATTCCATCTACCTTAAAGGAAGCAACCAACTCATTTATGTCACCATAGTCCACCCTGAAACGCGTCCCCTCTATGATTGAGGTAAAAGGTACAACTGCAACTTCTGCTCTTGGCTGTGGTTTAGCACTCATGTCAGGTCTCCTTGTATTTGTTTTAGTAGGTCTGCCTTTTCTTCATCGGACAGTTTAGCAAGGCTTGCAAACAACTTCTTTGTATCCTCCTGCGACGCCACCTTCTTTGGGGCAGCTGCCTTCTTGCTTGTCCGTCTGCTCTGTCGTATATCGAGAAGGAGTGCTGTCAACTCCTCGGTGGACAGGTTATCTACACCTTTCTTCAAATCACTTAGGTTCATTGGGCGATACCCTCCTTAACAGATCAAGGACTGTTATGTCCCGAGAAAGGAAACAGGCGATAACTGCATCGCGTTGCGTAGGGTTCCCTTCCATCAGATCTAACAGCCCTTCTATCATTGTTCGAAAGATGCTTGCTTGGAGGCCCCAGGGGATTTGCTTCTGCAGGCGGGCTTGCATTTCTCTTGTTATATCAACAGTGAGACGCGGTTTGTCTGCTTGTTTTTCATCACTCACTTCCCCACCTCCTTGACATCTATCCTCACAAGGTTACTCCCAACCTTATAAGCTGTTATCTCATGTGTCTCATTTGCAACAGACATCTTCTTTGTATCACCAGCTAACATGGCTTGGGAGAACAGGATAAGCAGTCCTGTGAGATTATCAGGTAGAGTCATTGTTATCCTCCTATCTTCAAAAAACGAGGATAGGGGAGCATGTGAATAACTCCCCTATCCTCAGACTGTTACGCTTTGGGCAGGACGAACTTCTTGATCGTGTTCTTCATGCCATACTCTGCATCCTCTTCTTCTCTGAGGATTGCCCATCCTGTGTTGCCGATCAGACTCTTCAGGTTGAAGCCGGCAGTGATGGTTTCACCAAAGGCAGTGACGAACTTCTGGATGGCGTTGAGCCGATTGTTCTTCTTCTTCTCGTCATCCTGAGCAGTGGGGAACATCATAACATGGTAGATGTTCTTAGCCTTGGGCTCCCCAACGATTTCCATAGCGACCTGCACAAAGTTGCCGCCTGTCTTCTGGCTCGCCTTCACTTCCAGATCAGTGATGCGAAGGTTGTACTCGCCCTCCTTTACAGTCTCGGGCTCATAGGTATTCTCGAACATGGTGGGATCTAAAAAGGTATTACCTTCTGACATAATCTTTCTCCTTTGTTTTGTTTAGTTGTTTAAGTTTGTTAGCCTGTATATGCATGGGCATACTTCCTTATCTCCTATCTGCCTCCTTTCCAATACTAGCCCTAATGCTCTCCTTTTACAATAATCCTTCCTTCTTCAACATGACAAGGTGTTCTGCTGTGTAGCCATTGCTGAGGCAGATTCTTATAAGCTCCTTGTCTACTGGAATGTTCACAGGAATAGGGAATCAGGACCTTCCTAACACATCCTGGGTAGGAGCACTCTTCTCTGTGATAATTGCCTCTAACAACTCTGCAATCTCCTTGTTAAGGCTCCAGTGACCTATACCTTCACTGTCCCCGTATGCGTATGTAAGGTAGTAGGTTTTATTTGGTTCATCTATAAACAGGGTATTCGCCTTATCGGCTGACCAAGTAGGTGGTCCTTTCACTATGTTAATATCTGTCATACCATACCTGCCTTCTTCAATAGGTTCATGATGTTTGGCTCTTCGTATGTATCGAACTTCCCATCAGCACCCAGTCGTGTTCTTGCTTCCACATTGCCGGTTCTTCTTGTTAACAAATGATACTTCACGCCGGCACTTGTCTCCTTAGTTTCCGCGTGATAGATCTCATCGAAGAGGATAGGGATGCGTCCGACCAACTTACCCCAGAACAGAGGCCCAACCAGCATCTTCCCTTCCGCTTCGTTCGTCTTCATATTGTTATGACAGAGGAGGATGCAATCGCAGGGGAGTGTGGTGAAATCCTTGATTGCATTCTCCAGAATGGACATAGCAGGGCCGTAGTCGTTTTGGAAAGGGAATGTTGCAGGTCTGCCTGCCTTCCTCAGTATGACATTCATGATAGTGGCTGCCCATGTGGTCGCACTGTCGATTGCATAGGTGCCAAGCTGCTTGAAGAACTCTTCCTTCTTTCTCCTATGATACTCCTTATCCCAGAGCTCAAAGACAAAAGGCTTGGCTGCATCTTCCAGTTCCCACCTTGTGTCTACATACATCTTCCCTTGTTCTATCAACGCCCTGTTGGTGAGGGAACCACCTGGGTCAAAGCTGTCTACGAAGATTGGAGGTCTGCATGTGCGGAGAAGTTGTGTCTTGCCCGACCCCATACCTCCGTAGACGATGGCGTTGAATGTCTTGTTTCTCTCTTGATCCTTGTACATCTGTTGAAGTTTGTCAAACTCCACTTGTGCGTCGAGCATAACTTCTCCCTTCTTTATCCTCTGCTGATTCCCCTGCCTGCTGGTTGCAATGACTCATTTCCCCTGACCAGATTATCCTGCATATCAGGGGAGACAGTGTTGATGGCAGGCACTGCTCTTGACGCCCAACTGTTCTTCAACAACTCCTCTTCCTTCTTCACAGGATCTACGAGATACTGCCCCATGTCAGCAAGGAAGACCGCAATGTCGGTGTAGACTGCCCATTGACAGCCTATGGAAACCATCAGCCCGTTCAGGCAGGGCTCCACTGTGAACCGTCTGTAACTCTTTCCGTCCATAATTCTCCTTTCTATACTGTAAAATAGTGTTTATGACTTTCCTCTGCTGGGTTCCAGTGTTCTATCTTGTACCCCATAGGAGGCTGCGCACAACTTCTCAATGGGTTAGGCCACGCCATACAGAAGTCCATGAACTGACAGCCGAAATACTTATTGCAGTTGGTGGGGTTGCAGGGATATGCTCTTAACACATCATCTTCCTCTGCACATTCATTGAACAAGAAGTCCATCTCCCTATCTGCATTATCATACCAGTAGTTGGCTGTCATAAGCCATGCGTTGAGCATAGCCTTTGTCCTTCTGCTCGGCACCCTCTCATACTGTGTCTTTGTCTTGTTGAAGATAGAGCCGTTGATCTCCACTCCCCAAACTTGATCCTCTGGGAACAAACAATAGAGGACATGGTTGTATGTGCCTGTTTGTATGGACAGACTCCATTGATCCCTCCACTGTCTGGATAACTGACTCCCTGTCTTATGCTCCCTGCTTGTTATACCCTTCTGTAACTCCAATATACTATCCATCTTGAAGTGAAGGACACGGTTGGCGGAGAGGGATACAACGCCAGCTATCTCTGTGTACAGAGGCTTGTCCTCTCGATCCTCTTCCTCCCACCACTTGGCATACCCAACCAGGGCATACAAGGCATTGCCTGGTTCCTTAGGTGCGTTACTCTGGTCAAATTCAGGGGGGAAGAACTGCCTGTAATAATCATTGAGGAGTTGCCACGCCTCTCTGATAACCTCACCACTATATCCCCTCTCCGGCCTCTCTCTAATCATATGCTCCATAGCGAGGTGCCAGGCACTACCGAATTCCAGATGGATGGAAGGGTTCTCATTTCTCCAACCTAAGACATACTCATAGAAGTATTTTCGTGGGCACTCCATGAATGATTGGAGTTTGGTGGAATCCATCACTTGCCATGTCTTTGATGCTTGTATTATATCGACAGCCTTTGCCATTTACGCCCTCCTCCTTTTTACTATTACTGTAGTTGTGTAGAACATCTCCCTATTGTTAGCGATAAACTCATCAACTTCTTCCTCTGTCATAACATGCCCGAAGACCTCTGCTGAGTAGAAGGGGTTGGCTAATATATACTTCTTGAAGTTGTCCTTGTCCAACCTGTCCAGCTTCTCTATCGGCAAGACTCTTTCTTCAACCTCTTCCCTCTCTTCTTCTGTCACGGGAATATCTCCTCTCTCTTGAAAAGATGTATGCGGATCAGAGGGCTCATTTGTATGGACAGTTCATCATACCATCCTCCTACTCCGAACACTTGTACTACCCCTGCATTTATCAGTGCAGACATACACCACTTGCAAGGGAGGTCTGTGTTGAGGAAGAGGGAAGTACCCTTTGTGCACACACCCACTCTTGCTGCATTCGCTATGCAATTCAGTTCAGCGTGGACGGATGGACAGTTGTCCATTGACATACCTGGTTTGTAATTGGGGTCTTTCCTCCTCTTACACTCTGTGCAGTGAGGGAATCCTCTGGGAGGCCCGTTGTATCCTGTTGCTACAATAACCTTATCTCTTACAAGGACTGCCCCTACCTGTCTGGACAAGCATGTGCTGAGAGTGCTGGTGTGTTCTGCCTCTCTAAAGAAGAACTTCACTCTCTCGGGTTTGTAGACTTCCTCTCCGTATATCTCCATCATATAACCCCTCTCCCTCCAAACCCTGCTCTCTCATATCTATCAATTACATGTGGGTGGCAACTCATACAGTAGAAGTAGTTGGGCCAAGGATCTTTACCACAAGCCTTACACTTTCTATTCCAGTTCTTTGGTCGCCTCTCTATCCTTATCCTATCAAACTTTCTTTCTTCTCTCTTCCTCCAATTTGATAGCAACTTGCTATGTGGGTTTCCACAGGCATCCTTCTTTCTCTTTATGGAGTAGTCGGCTCCACACCAGAGGCAGATTTTGTTTCCTGTTTCTGGATTGATAGGAGATCTATCAAAACTTGGAAATAAGGGACTTTCCTGGCGGATGTTATTCCCTGATACGCTATCACCGCAGTCATGTCCTTCAATGTTTCTCTCTTCTCCCATAGTTCCTCTCTCTTTGCTCTTGTTAGAAAGCTTCCTGATCCGACATTGAATACCTGTCCGGCATCACTCTGCAGAATCAGTGCGCCTAAGCTTTCCTTAGGGTTGCCATTCTTATCTATCTCTTGTTCATATCCAACTACTTCATATGCATCCTTCTTCTTTGGCTTAAACTTCATAATGTCCACACTTCTCCTCCTCTCATAATGACCGAAAGGGCTTCGGACAATGATGCCTTCGTAGCCTTCACCACTATATATCCCCATCTGATTTATCACACTCACTGCTGTTGCAGGAATGAGATCGGTGGGAACAAACTGTATGCTTGTTGTGTGCTTTAGGTATGTGTCGTAGAAGTCAGACGCCTCCTTTACCCTCTTGATCTGAGGGCTGTCTGTCATTATGTCAAACATATGAAACTGCATGGTTTCAAAGTTGGGATGAATCTCCACTGTCCTACCCACTATACTCCTTATTTCATCATGGGGCAGGCCGTGGGTGTACAACTCTCCGTCCAATTCACAGGGTGGGAGGTGCAACTGCTGTATCTCCCATTCTATATGGGGAACAGATACTATCTCATGCACCTCACTGCTAAGGAGTTTAACTGTATTATCTGGGAAGATAAGAACACGACATCTGTCTCCATCCAACTTTCTTTGGGTGAATACAGCCGGTGTGTTCCACCTCTTCAATCTCTTCTCCTCAAACGGGTAGCAGAGCATTATCCCACTGCGCCTTTGCCAACCACTATTTTCCATTCTCAGTTACCACTTTCCCATACTTTACTTTCCAGTCATATGCGTCTGCTAGGTCAAGGCCTGTTACCTTTTTCAAGAAGTATTTGTCGCCTGCCTTTCTCAAGACATGTACCTCTTTGTCCAACCCTAGACCGTGGAAGACTTCATCATATACACCCTTGCCAACATGCCCTGCAAATTCGGAACAGACTACAATGTCACAATCAGCAACAGCCTTGAGGTAGGGTTTGATGCTACCCCTCTCACCTATGTCAGTGTTGGGGTTGATGATGGCTGTGTCTGGGAACTCCTGCGCAATAAATGTCATCTCTTCCTTCTCCCGAGGTGTATCATATATCTTCTTGCTGTGTGCATAATAGATCATTTTCATCTGTTTCCTCCCATGTTGTGGTATTTGTTAGGTACCAAAAATAGGGGAGGTGTATATGTCCTCCCCTATCTTCGAAAAACGATGACAGTTGTTTGACGCCGTTAACTCTTTGACATAAGCTGCTCAATGAGAGCGGCCTTGTCGGCGGCGGACATCTTGTCGAACTTCTTAAGGATGGTCTCTTTGGCGTCAGAGGTGCTGACTTTGGCGACTGCCGGTTTCCACTCTGCTACCTTACCCACGATCTGTTCATCGGTCAGTTCACCTTTGTCAAGATAACGCCTGACATTTCCCTGCAGGCTGATGACCGCTGACTGTTTGAAGTTGCTGTAGACAACTTCCGCACCGAACTTGGCGACTGCTTCTTCCAGACTGTCACCGAAATCATAGGATACTTTCAATTCCTTGTCTTTCTTCGGTGCCCTCGTTGAAACTTCCAGTGCTGTTCCCATACTATTCTCTTTCCTCCTATTATTTATTGTTTCCTTCCGATCAGTTAGAACAAAATTTCACTGCGATTGCCAAAAGCAGTAAACCAAAGACCAATGCTACAATCCTAAACTCCTTCCACATTCACCCTCCTTTCTATGAAATAACTTTTGGCACACTCCGTGAAGTGATGTGCCATTATAACATATCTATGGTGCTTTGTCAAGCACTATGTCACCTGTATTGGGTGGGATAGGACCCTGCCCCTGTGGGCCTGCGGTTGCGATTGCAACTACTGTTAATAGAATGGCTATGATCTTTCTCATAAGCCCACCGGCTGTCCAGTTATGTCGACGATAGGACCCCTCCTTATAATTGACATGCCTGTTACGATCTCGAGGTACTTGTCAACAAGCTCATCTTCGGGAACAAACTTTGCCTCCACGGTAGTGAATACCTCCATCTCTTTAGGACTGCCAGGGATAGGGGCAAGGGCTATGCCCTTCTCCACAAAGGTGAGCAGACGAGGGCACTCCACAACCCACGCACCTGACTTCTTTGTCCACTTCCCAACAAGCATCCTCCCCATTGTCTGCACTACTTCAATCTTATCTCCTCTATTTACCACTTTCTTTCTCCTTTCTGTTTGTTATTTCACTGAGGGCTTCTTCACATTTGCTGAGTGCTGCTTTGTCCCTCTTATTTACTTCTCCAAAGCCTGTTGCTCTTATCCAATCTTTAAGGCATGGGATTGTGAGGTCTAACGCCTCCCGCGCCGTGGTGAGGTGGGTTTCATGTTTCTGTTTGCAAGTCATACAGGCATCGGTTGCATATTCTTGTGTTGCTTCCAACTCCGCAACCCTCTCTCGGAGTTCCTTGATAGTCTGCCTCTTGTCCATGTCATTCTGTACCCCTGCCATATCCACCGTGCCTAAGTCACCGGACAACTCCTCCACCCCCGCCTCGGCTTGCTCAATCTTCTTCCAAAGATCATCTGCTTCCAGTTTATGTGTGGCAAGCAACGACTCCTTGATTGTAGCAATCTCCCTGTCCCGCTCTTCAATGGCGGTGAGGAGGTGCTTCACATGGACTAAATATGGATATGACATTTTAGAATAGTCATAAGAATCCACCCATTCTTGCAGTTCTTTGATTAATTGGTCGTTTGTGTCCTTCTCCTTTATATCAAGCTTTCCCGTTGTTTTTAGTTCCCACACGGGATCGGGGTTTATAATTGTTTTTCTAAACATCACACTTACCTCCTTGCAAATTTCTCCCTTTTTCTTAATCTGTCCGTTTCTGTTATATCGCGCCACGCTCTAAAGATAATTTTTCTGCCCCTACCCCATTTGATATGCTTAAACTCCATTAAGTGAACAAGGCCACAGTCACAACAGGCAAAACGATAGTTCTTTTTAGTCGGCCTTTGCCACTCGCCTGCTTTAGTGGTCAAGTAACTTCGTTCCTTCACCGTGGCCTCCTTTTCCTGTGCGGCTTCTTTAAACATTTATCGCATATATTTTCTTCTCCACAACACTTTTGGCATTCATCTCTGTCTGTACAAAAATCCTTGCCACATACCGTACATTTTCTGTTTGGTGTAGATATTCCGCTTCCCATTTCTGATCTATCGTATGTTATGCATCTAGCTGGTCTCATCTTTTCTCTCCTTCATCTGCATCGCATGAATGTAGCACTTCAATGCTCTAACTATGTATTCGTCTGCATCCTCAACAGGTGGACACTCAGCGGGACAAGCAAGGATTGTGTGTATGGTGAGTAACTCGTCATGACAGGCTTTGTCCCTCACCTCGGCTTGCCCTGCCCGTTCTACAATAGGGCAAAATGGACACTTGCAGTCTTTCTCCATACCTCTTATTCGCTCTATCTCCCCTTCCCGCTCTTCAAGGGCGGTCAGGAGGGTTTTATAGTCCTCTTTTTCCATGATGATATTGTCATGCCGGTCTGCAAGATCATCTTCGTAAAACTCTTTCACTTCTTCAACTATCCTGTTCACCGTGGCCTCCTTTTAATATTTACACCAGAAGTAGATAAGAGTAACTATAACCAAACCAATAGTTACACCATTGATTACCTGTACGATATTTGGGCCTATGTCTATAATCATCCCTTCCCCCTTTCAGCCAAATTAGCAACTCGGCGGCGTCTGCGATATTTTCCGTACTCGCTATAAACATTAACCAATCTTTTAATTCTGTGTTGTAGTAGCCAACCCTGCCACCAACTTTTGGTGAGCAACTTCCTTTCCTGTTCAGTTTTTCTTTCATGTTTCATCTCCGTTAAACCCTTCGGGGAATATTTTGTAATCAATAGGGTGTTTTCTCAATCCCTCGTTAATTCTACGCTCTAGTTCCCTTCCCTGTTCAATACACAAATCAGACCATCCAAGTCTTAATTTTGTCCAATTACCCGTTTTCCCTTCTTTTAGAAACTCTGCAAAGTTCCCAAATGTTTCCTCGAACTCCGGCAAGGAAATAAAATGAACAACATCAAGATCGCGTGGGAGCTTCTTTGTCAATGTGCTTCCTACGATAACTATTTTTCCTGATGTAAATTTAATCATCCCTTCTCTCCTTTCTTTGTGAGCCACAGAAGCAACTCGGCGGCGGTGTCACAGGGGTTGGGGTCTGTGAACTCCATTGTGATATTGTCAAACCATCTATAGCCTGCGGCAGCTTTGCTATTCTTCTTTTCTACGCAAAGGGAAAGCAATAATCCTTTCATGGCGTCACCTTCTTAAATTTGATCACCCACACCCATGGGTTCGATTCCCACGGATGCTTTTGGTTCATGGAGTCCCAAAGATCACGGAACATTCTTTTTATCAGGTGTCCATTTCTCGGTTTTGGATTGTTTTCTTCGGTAAGCGTTTTAACAACTCCCTCATAAATACAATCAGGCGCCATTATCTCCTGTAGCCGCTCAACCCTGACGCTGGTAATCTCAAGCGTTATGCGGGAAGCCCAGCGGGGCATATGGATTGAGGGATGCACTTTATAGGCTTTACTTTTGAACCATTCCGGATTGACTGGTCGATTTTCAAGCGATGGAATATAGGGAAGGCCAGTTCTAAACGCCTGTCCACCATCAGGGAACGTGACATGCTTCATTTCAGGAATCTTGAAATTTTTGTAATGGACAAAGGTTTCCCTCACCCAAAGTTTGTCGCCTATGTATCCATAGGGACATTCAGTAATTAATGGTCGGAGAATACCATCACCGCAAGGCTCTGGTTGCGGCTTCAACACCCTCCGCGTCATGGTTTTCCGGCCATCCAGAATAGCTCTGACCATTTCACCATTGAACAATATCGGGTATTCTTTCATGGCATCACCCACGGCAATGAATCATGCCAACACTCACCCAAATATTCGGTGAGCAACTTCCTTTCCTGTTTGGTCAAATCATCCTGCATTGGCAAACTCCTCTCTCTCATAATCTCCCTCACCATATCCTCGAGGGATAACACAGGCTCAGGTTGTACACGTGGGTGCTCTTTATCAGGGGCAAGACCTGCCTTACGTCTACACTTCAGACACCACTCTCTACAAAACTTCTGGGCACTTCCTCCATAGTGTTGGTGGGTGCCAACGAACACACCTACATCAGCCAATTCCAGAGCGTTGGTTGTGTCCTCCTGTCCGCATTTGTCACACTTATATGTTGTTGTTCTCACTTTGTTTTTCTCCTTACAAACCATATAGTAGTTATGCCTTTGGATTGTATCACCTGCTCACATTCCTCAGGCTCAAAGTCGTATTTGGTGACAAAGGCACGGAGGATTTCCTCACGTTGCTCCATGATGCTCCTCTCTACCCTCATGATGATATCTGCCCAATCTTTAAGAGTGTTCTTACTCATCCACTGCCTCCATTTCTTCCTCTGTCTTCTTCCTTATCTCTCCATTATCCTCAATCAGTCCAGCTTCATCAAGGATGTAGGAGTAGTTCTCGCATAGGTAGCAGAGGAATTGGTGATCACATCTTGTGCTTGGTTGGAAGGTGCATTTATTTGGTATCTCCTCTATTTCCCTTCTCATCACTTACCTCCTTTATCTCATACCTATTACCCTGTGCCAGATACTGTCTGACAGAGTATGCAGTCTTCTGCTTGTCCACACTTATTCGGGCACAGTACAGTCTAAAGGCTTGATCTTTATTCGCTGCCCTGATCCAACATTCATCTGTGTGTCCATACCAGTTGTATGTCATACAATATAGAGATTTCTCATTCATTAGAGACTCCCTTCTGCATCCACTGCTTATAGCCTGCCTGCTTCAACTCAGCAGGAGATAGGCGGTTGACTGTGCAGACTGTGTAAAGCATGATGCCTAACATAATTATGGCGACTATTGCTGTGATTGCCTTCCATACTGTTTCAAGGTAATCCTCCCAATACTTCCTGTTCTTCCACTTCATAATAATCCTCCTCTTCTCCTACAATATCAGAGTCAAAGGTTACAGTTAGAAAGCGTTCAGCCCTATCATCTGACCTCTCTATAAAAGAAGGCTCTCCATCAAATTCGCAGATGGTCATTTGATAGAACTCTTCCTCTGCATATAGGGCGTTGCACTCCTCTATATATGTGCAAATCCTACAGCATCTGTGTAGAGGTCGTTTGAAGATCACTGGATTGCTCTCCTCTCTATCAACAAGGTGAGGTATTTCTCCTGCAACTCTTCAAGGGAGAGGGAGTGGACATATACCTGACAATGACAGCAGGTTTGTGTGTATGTGTCTACACAGCACTCTCCTTCTGCCAACAGCTTTGTCTTCGCTGCCTTCCCCTCCTTTGTTGTGCTGTAAAAGATGAGGTCATTATCTCTGATATGCTTGGTAGTTGTGTAGGTGTGTTTACAGTGGTTGCAGTGCACAGTTAAATGCACAGTAGATGGGCGTTTAGCCCAGATGACTGGATTGTCAGCCTTTTTCTTCCTTGGCCTATCATTGTTTTTCGATGATAGGAAATCAGCAAGGTCAGCTAACTCTTCTTTACTCATGTTTGCAAGGATACCTTTCAGATCGTCAACGTTCTCCATGATTATCCTCCTCTGTTATATGCCTTTGTCCAATATCCCCTGTATCTTCTTGAGCAGATCCTCTTTTGTCTCTACTACCCTCTCCTTATCTACATTGATGGAGTAAGTCTGGAGATTATCGCGAAGGGCTTTGCCAATCTGTACTCGACCTTCTCTTGATCTACCCAGATTGACAGTGCCCAACGCTTCACGGAGGAGGCTCAGTGATTCCTCTTCTGTCAACTCTTCTCCTTCATAAAGGGAAGATATTGCTTTGATGCAAAGTGATACAACTTCCGCCCTTGATCTGGGCATGTATCCTTGTGTCTTTATAAAGGATAATGCCTTCGCAAGTTCTATGACTGTGCATCTTGACTCCACGACAACTGTTGACATTTGTTCTCCTTTGTTGTTTGTAGGTTGTAGGGGGGGGGGGCGTAATATACCCCTCCCATATGCAACCATTATATCACATCTATGTAGGCATGTCAAGCACTATGCCTCCTGCTTTTGTCCTTTCCTGACAAATACGACAGGGACTGCCCTATATTCTGCTAGCTCCCCAGCATATTTCGCGAGGGCTACTGCCTGATGCCTTGCATATTCAACGGCATCCTCCATATCCTCAAAGACAACACGCAGAACTCTATTTGGATCATGGGCAGGGATGATAACATAGACATATTGCCTTTCCTTTGCCTTTTTCCTCTCCGCCTGTTCCCTTGCTTCCTTGAAGCAACTGTTTAAGGCAACATTCTCATTGGTCATTGTCTTCCTCCATTTCTTTTATTTGTTGGTTAGTTATTTTGCAGCCTCATGCCTCCCAGTTGTATTGGTTATCAGACAAGTCCACATAAACTTCAATTGGTGTAACTGACTCAGCCAGTAGTGTGCCATCAGGTGCCCTCTGCACATTGTAAGCGTCTTCAGGCATTAATGCATCTGTCTCCCAGAATATTTCCAGGCTGTATATGTCACACACTTTCACAATTGGGATAAACCGAGGGGCAGGGACTATGCCCTTTGCAAGATAGGTGAGAACTGCCCACTTCTTTGTCCTATCATTTGTTATTAACTGAGTGTGAGCCCAGGTGCGTGCGTCATTAGGATTTGAGAAGACAAACACTCTCCCTATCTGTGGAACTGTCTCCTTGCCCAAGGCATACTCCTCAATAAGCTCAATGTTCTCAACCCATGCAGATTGATAGTGTGTTTCACCATCCTTCTCTAACACCCTCACAACCTTATAAACTTTTGCTTCCTCCATAACACATCCTCCTCCGTTATACAATAAGTGTTTAAGCAAGCAGTGCAAGGATGAAGCACACTGCAAAGACAACCAATCCACATCTTGCTTCAATTATCTTCTTCATAACATATCCTCCTTTCTATATGATCTGGCTGGTGTAACTGCGCGCCTCTCTTGTCATGCGCGCCTACGGCTTACAGCACCTATATTCGTTTTTCGATGATAGATGCAATTCACCCTTAACCTGACCCCATTATAACACATCTAACATGCTTTGTCAAGCACTTTGTAAAGCAATCATAGTGAAAGTGTAGGCATTGTAGGCGTTGTAGGTCACGGTGTCCTCTCTTTTGCATGTTGCCGATGATAGCCATACACATACACGCAGGTGTGGATAGGCATAGGGATATAGGTAAGGTAGTTGATGTAAGTGTATAGGATGATGTAAGGATAGTAGTGTGTATATGTCTCTTCTTTTTTATTTTTTTTTTTTATATATATACTTACCCATACAATCACTACATACCTACGGCTTACTAACCATACATGCCAGGATATACATACATAAGCCTATCATCGGAACATCACATGGGAGAGCCAAAGGTGGACTACAATGCCTACATTGCCTACAACACAGCAGGATTATGCTGTATAACTGGATAGAGCACATAGTATAGCTGTTTTGGTAAGATTGCGATATGCTGCTGTTTGTATAAAAAAAAGGCACAAGCGTGCCCATTCTTTGTGTTATCCATGAGATGGTAGGTTGGCGTGCTGGGTTTGTTAGATAAGGGATTTGATGATATCCAGAACCTTTTCCGCAGAACCGTGCTTTGCAACAGCGGCATCTGCCTTTTCTTTCCCGATCAGCTTGACCAGTTTGGTCATAGGGTCGGCTATGGTGCGCTGTCCAGGCTTGGGAACCACATAGATTCCTACTTCCTTGATAGAGCCGTCGCCATCTTTCTTCAACGCATTACGCCTGTCCTGAGCTTGGGAGAGGATGATGATGCTATCTAAAGCGTATGACAGGATGTCATTATCGGAGAGCTTGGACATGTCCAGGGTGCGTGTTACTTCAGATGTATCGTCATCTCTTGTTGCCTTGACCTTATAGGTCACTTCAATTTTTTCTGGGTGTGCCATATGTCTGTCCTCCTTCGTGTTAGATAGCACACCAACCCAGACATCTCACGGACAATTCTATATTCAGTTTTCAAAGAACTTTGTTGTGTTTCTGTGTCACCCACCCCGTTGGTGGCAATGTGAACTTCGCTTGACTTGATTACATTGTAACACAAAAAGAGAATTTGTCAACAATGTGTGTATGGGGTGGGCTACGGGGGACAACATCCTTCTCACGCGCGCGAAGGACCAAGCACGGTGCGTATGTGTCTAATAACCCCACATTTATCATGTTCTGCAGTTATGCTGCATCACCTCTATATTCGGAAAACGATGATAGGCGTGGGCTATGGTCTGTGAAGACACAAATGTGGGGATTGACTTCTATTTGTAGAATGTGTATAATGGCGGTAGTGAGGAGGACTATATATGCCTGCTAAATCTGTGAAACAAAGACAACTGATGGGATTAGCTAAGGGTAATCCCTCTGCTGTGTCTAAGAAGAACAAGGGTGTGTTGGCTATGTCAAAGGAGCAACTCTCTGACTTTGCAGCAACTCCGGAAGCAGGTCTTCCTCTTGTTGCAACTGCAAAACCTCCTGCACCTATTCCTAAGAAGAGGACAAAGCCGACTGTGAAGGGGCAGCAAGGGCAGATTGATAAGATGCTGAAGGGGGCGAAGAAGAATGGGTAGGTTGCCGACTGGCAATAGGAAGTATCAGATACAAGAGATGTGGGATGTGCACCATGAGATTGTGCGTCTTCTCCTGATGGGCATGAAGCATGTTGACATTGCCACTATTCTTGGCATCTCCCCTGTTACTGTGTCCTACACCGCCAATAGTCCCATTGCAAAGAGGCAGCTTTCCATCATGCGAGGTGCAAGGGATGCGAGTGCTGTTGATTGTGCAGCGGAGATCAAAGCCCTGTGCCCCAAAGCAGTGAAGGTGCTTGAAGAGTCAATGGAGAGTGAGCTGGAGGTGAATCGAATAAAGGCCTCTCTTGCGATCCTTGATAGAGGTGGTCATGCTCCAGTGCAGAGGATACAAGCACAGCACGCACATATGCACTTCACCCCAGAAGAGTTGGATGATATAAAGAAGAGGGCAAAGGATGTTATTGATGTGCAGTATATAGAGTGCAAGGAGGCATCTGATGATAACGGTGTTTAGAGGAGATGACCTCTCCCTCACCTTCTATTTCAAAGATAGTGCAGGTACAGCGATTGACCTGACTGGTTGCACACTGTTCGCAACTGTGAAGTCTTCAGTGGAGGATACAGATGCCAATGCAAAGTTGGCTAAGACCATGACTATCTCAACCCCTGCAACAGCAGGTATTGCAACCCTTGAAGCAACAGCAACTGAGATGCTTTACCTCCGTGGGCAGTATATTTTGGATATACAGATAAAGACAGCGGCAGGGAAGATACAGACGCCTTTCAAGAGTGACTTCTATGTCGACGAGGACGTTACAATAAGGACAACATAATGAGTGGGTGTGCACTGGAGTTTCATAGCTTCTTCCCTTGGAATGGTAGCATTGGTGGAATCATAGGATTCCCCTACATGTTAGCCAGAGTTGATGTGAAGCACACGAAGCACAAACTGGTTGATAAGGGGATGAGTGTTAGTAGCTCTGTGGACATTGAAAAGACTAGGTACAAGTTGACAAGCTTGGGCTCAAAGAAGTATCTGATAACACAGTACACAGATGAAGATGTGATGCCTTATGAGAGTGGCACACATACATTCGATGTTATACAATATACAGAAGAGCAGGTCTTCACAGTGCCTGACGAAAACATACTGGAGATATAGATGGCTAGACACTTTGTGGGTGGGATAGCTCGGGACACAACAACCGGTATGGTTCGCGCGAGTACGATTATTGCAGTCTACCTCGCTGGGACAACTACACCTGCCTCTGTGTATGCAGCTTCTACTGGTGGGACAGCAGTTAACAGTGTGTTGTCTGACACCAACGGCTACTTCTCCTTCTATGTAGATGAAGCCGACTACGCTATCACTCAGCGATTCAAGATACTGTCTGTGAAGACAGGGTATGACACAATCACCTATGACAACCTAGCCTTCTTTGCCTTAGATGTGGTTGACACAGATGGCACAATGGCAGCTAATTCTGACAAGAAGGTACCCACACAGAAGGCTGTTGTCACATATGCACAACCAAAGAATGCTAACCTAACAGCACTTGCAGGTCTTACATTAGCCGCCAATAAGTTG